CCTAAGTATGCCTGCAGCCAGGGGTAGACGTCGAAGACATTGTTGATCACGCCGTTGGCTTGGCCTTCTTTGTACTGAACGCGCAGTTCGCCAAGTTCGACTTCTTTGTACAGCTGGTCCGGGTCGTTTTGAGTGTTGGTGATGGCGTCGGTGTCGTTTGCCAGTTCACGCGCCAGTTCGTAGGTGGCGAACTTGATTTCTTTCGGGATGACGTTGCAGACCAGTTCGACGCGGTCGATCAGCCAGTTGTTGCGGGGCCACTTCAAGGCCTGGCCGTTATCGCAGCGGTCGCCGTAAAAGTTCAGGCTGTCGATCCAGCGCGTTGCTGAAATCAAAGCGCGGTTTTTTTGGTCGGTCGTTTTTGTGGTCCAGGTCGACGAGTCGGGAATTGTCTCGAAGTAGGCGTCAGCTTCGGCCAGCGTTACGTAGCTGTTGGCCGATGCAGAACTCAAAGTGGCGTTAATTGTGGCTGGCACTGCACGGCGGCCGTCTTTGTTTCAGTGTAGCGGCAATGAAAAAGCCCCACCCGAAGGTGGGGCCAGTAAAGATCTGATCGAAGATCAGATGGTGCTGGTGTCTAGGGGGCTGTTGACCACGATGCGCGACAGCGGGATAAGGTCGATGTCGTAGGTGGCCTGCCAGTTGTCCTTGTCGTACAGGCTGGCGTTGGTCGGGTTGTCCGAGGCCGAGATCCACTTGGTGCCCATCACGTGGTAGGCGCTGTGGTAGTCGACCGAGAGGACGTCCTGCTTGGACAGGATGTTGCGGTCAGCTTCGATGCGGAGGTCCTGTTGGACGCCCTCAAGGATGGTGCCGCTCTTCAGCAGGTAGCAGTTGAACTCACGCTGGTCGCCGCTGTCGCCAGGAGCAACAGTGTTGACCAGGGGGTCGATGATCACGCGGCAGCCGGCAAATTCGCCGATGCTGCGGGCACCGATGCCCACGCCGCCACCGCCCCAAACAACAGCGCCGGAAGCCGCAAGGGCCGAGGTGCTAAAGGTCAGCATACCCACCTGATACAGGTAGTAGCCGACGGAGGGGTGGACAACCAGGATGTCCATTTCGTCGCCACGCTCGCCAAGGCGGGCGCGAGCTTCGGCAATGGTGGCAGCGGTCAGGAAGTTGACTTCGGTGGCACCAGAAGCGGTGCCTTTGCCCTTATACAGACCGTTGGCACCCAGAGGACCGTTGTTGGTGTCGGAAGCACCAAACAGGCCGTACAGGTGGCTGAACAGACGCTGGCTGTTCAGTTTGTTGATCGCGTCGGCAAGCTGGTTGCGGATGTGAAGCATGGGGTCTTCACCGGCCGCGAGCATTGCGACGTCGTCCACTGCATACGCAAAGCCGCGATGGCAGATGGTGGCGATCTGGGTACCTGTGCCGATCTTCTGAGGGGTCAGATAGCCGGCGTTGCTGGTGCCCCAGGTGGCCGTCCCGTTCATGATCTCCTCGGTGGGAGCAGTCGGGTTAAATTCGGGGACTTGGATGCGGGTGCCGCCTTCGCGGGCATCCAGCAGCGAGTTGCGAACAACGGCGCCGCTCTTGATGAACAGCGAACGCTCTTTGATCGCCTCAGACACATAGGTGCTGAGGTTATTGCGCTTGACGATGTCCGCCAGAAGGACACCGCCGGAATAGTTCTGGAAAGGAGCAGCCATTGGGCCTCCGAAAGGTCAGGGGGTTTGCGTCCCAGTCACAGACTTGGGTGGTGGTGCCTCACTGAGGCTTAAAGACCGGCTTCCCTCTTCAGCACTGCTGCGAGTTCAGGGTCTTGGGCGGACAGCATCATCTGCTGCGTTAAGTTAATACTACCTTCCTTCCAGGGGTTGTTCATACCCGGAGCGACGGTAGAGGTGGGGTTGGGCTTGGCGCCCATTCCAGCGGCAGAGCTAGGTTTGAAGTGGTGCTCGAAGCCGGAGCCTGGGTTCTTCAGGTTGCTTAGATATGCCTGAAGGTCTTGTTCCACGCCGCCGTTGAGGACAACGACGCTGCCACCTTCGTTTTTGCGGAGGTTGTTTTGCAACAACATCAGCATTTGCTCGGCGTTAATTGCGCCAGCTTGGCTGATAGCCGACATCGCCGCTGTGCGCATTGTTGCGGCTTCGTTAGACGTGCGAAGGTCCTCCAGTTGGCGGTGGAGTTCGGCGATCTGCGTGTCTTTTTCTTGGGCGGTTTTGTTGGCTTCCTCCCAGAGATCTTTCCACTGGCCTTGGTCTTGGAGGACCTTCTTGCGTTGGTCGTCCTGTTTTTTGTAGACCTCGTCCAGCTTTGCCTTGATGCCTTGGAAACGTTCGTCGGCTTCGGCCGCTTGGACCTTTAGGGCATTGATCTGGGACTCGTACTCAGCCTTGATGCCCGAGACATCAAGAGTGGGTTGAGCGGTGTCGGCTCCAGCCACAGGCTGGGGTTCAGGCGCCACGGGCGTCTGGATGACTTGCTCTTCCATGCGTTAGAACTCGGGGGTTTCGGTAGTGGGTTCGACGAAAACAGGCTCGCTGATGGCCTTTTTCGGGGCCCGGCGAGCGGGTTTTTCGGGTTCAGGCTTTGCAGCCCGCGCAGCTTCGTCCATCTCGACCATTTCCCAGCGGAAACTGCCGTCCGGTTGCTGCACGTAATCCAGGCTCTTCACCAGCGGACTGTAAATAGTGCAGTTCTAGTCTACAACAAAAGAAGATTAGGTAATCGTTGCGCCAACGTCGTCGATGTTGGCCGGGGACAAATTCACCCACGCGGTGCCGGTGTAGCCCTCGAAGGCGCCAGCGCTGGTGTTGAAGCGGATCATGCCTGTGGCTGGGGTGTTCGGGCGCTGTGCGGTTGTGCCAGTTGGTAGTTGGATGAACTGGTTTGTTGTAAGAAAGTTGGAGTTCAGGGAAACAACGCCGTCGCTGACTGCGATGCCGTTGCCGGCGGTCACAGTAGCGTTGCTGCCGGCAGGTCCTGTAGCACCAGTAGGGCCGGCGGCGCCCGTGGCACCTGTAGCGCCCGTTAAACCTTGGGGACCTGTCTCGCCTTGTGGGCCCGTGGGGCCGGCAGGGCCTGTTTCGCCTTGTGGACCTGCTGGGCCGGTCAGACCAATTGGGCCTTGTTCGCCCTGGGGGCCTTGAGGACCTGTTGCTCCAGTTGGGCCGGTAGGTCCGGTGTCGCCTTGTGGACCTGCAGGTCCCGCAGGGCCGGTTGCGCCAGTTGAACCTGTTGGGCCGGTTGCGCCGGTTGGGCCAGCGGGTCCGGTGGGGCCGGCAGGGCCAGTAGCGCCTGTTGGTCCTGCAGGGCCTGCGTCTCCCTTGGCGGCCTCCGCTTGGTTGCCGCTGATTGTTAGTTGCGTGGTGCGGAGGCGGCCGTTCGTGTCTTTTGTGCCAAGTGCAACGGGCTCGCTAGGCCAGCCATTGCTGGACTTAGGGCCGTAAAGCTGTTTGGTGCGGCGGTCGATGTACCAGTCGCCGGAACTGCCCGCGTCGTCTGGAGGACCGTCGCCGGATAGCAGCGTCGTGAGATTTTTGAGTTTTTTGCTGAGTTTGACGAGCGCGGTGACTTGGGCCAGCGTCAGGTAGTCCTGTTTGGTGGCCATCCCGTCAGCCCATCATTGCTTGGATTAGACGCTCCATCTGGTCGGTAGATATTCCGTCGGAGGAATTTTCTTCCTCTTCTTCGCGGGCTTCTTCCTCTGCAGACTCGGTGGCTTCGTTATCGTCGTCCATTGAGACGCCGGCTGACAGGATTTCGCCTTGGCGCAGGATGTCGCGGAACTCTTCGCGGTCGATTACCTGCTGCGTGAACAGTGTCGTCAGGGCGGTAATGTCTTGGCCGATCAGGCGGTCGATGTCGAAGTCGCGGCTTACGTAGACCTTGGGGGGCTCCAGCTGGAGGTAGTTGGCGGCCAGGTTGAAGGCGCCTTGCAGCGTTTGCTGTAAATCCATCGAGACCATCGACAGCATCGAGTTGGTGTCGACGCGGTCCAGGCGGCGGGCGTCGGCAGATTCGGCGACAAACTTTTGCTGGCTCAGAGTGCTGATGCCCAGCGTCGCCATCTGCATCTGCAGTTCTTTTATTTCGTTTGACTGGGCCTCGAAAGCGCTAGACGCAGGCTCCACGTAATAAGCCTTGTTGCCGGGCTGCATCGCCAACGCATAATTAACGCTAATGGCAAGGTCCTTGGTTTGGTCGTCCCAGCCTTCGAGGACAAGCATGGGTTGGCTGGCGACATGCAGGCTGTGGATCAGGTCGGCTTGGCGTTGGAAATGGGCCAGGTTTAGGTAGGCGATGTCCAGTAGTGGGGGTTTGCTGACCAGCGTGTCGGTCTTGTTCGAGTAAAGGGTTACGAGGGGAATTTCGCCCAAACTGTAAGCGCCAGTTTCAACTAGCTCGTAGTTGCCGCCCGTGGGGCCTGTTACGTCAAACGAGTTGGGGTACGGCATTTGGCCGTACATGTCCTTGCGGCTCTCCAGTTGGCGGTAGATCTCGTAGCGGCCTGGCTCGATGACGCGGATCTGGTCGTACACTTTTTCGCCGAAGCGGCCGTCGGGGACGATCGCTTTCTCCGCAATGCGGACCTGGATCAACTTGCCGTAGTTGACCTCGCGGTCCAAGCGCCAGCCGTACACATTCTGCGGGTCGACCTCGATCCAGTACGGGCGGCGGTTTAGAGCGCGTTCTTCCGCCAGGCTGCGGGCGCCAGTTGGGGCCGGGAAATCGACCAGTGTGTGGCAGTGGCCATAGGTAAGGGCGCAGATCAGTAGGCGGCGGGCATACTCGTCTAGGTCAGAGCCGCAACCGTCGACGTCTTTGGCGAAGATTTCGCTCCAGTAGGGGTCGCCTTCGAGGACGATCGGTTTGCGTAGGATCAGGCCGGCAGCGGCGCGGACCAGTCGTTGGGTGAAGGGTGAGAAGACGGCGCGGTTGACGCGGGCCAAGTAGGCCGTGTAATCCTCGCGGGGTTCTAGGGGGAGGAAGGTTTCGCTGTTTTCGCGCAGGTATTCGGTGCCTAGGCTGACCGCTTTCATGATTTCCCAGCCGCGCATCATGTCCAGCACGGCGCGGGTGCGCGTGAAGGGTGAGTCAGTCGGGCCTTCGAAGGTCGAACTGACAAGATGGGTGCGGATTTGGCCGGGAACTGCGTAGGTCATCGGGTCACCATTTCACCTTATCGGCCCAGTAGGCGGCGGACATTTTGCCTTTCTTTATGTTAGAGGCATGACGCGCTTTGAACGATGCCCTTCTGGCCTTCGCTGCTTCTGTTTCTCCTGTTTTTGGTGGTGAGCCAGTTACGCCCTGTTGGCCGAAACGGATAAGTTTTACTTTGTCGCCGTCTTTTGCGAGGACAACGTGTGATTTTTCGGGGTGATTGGGGGTGCGTTTGGGTTTGTTATAACCCTCGAAGCGTTCGCCGCGATACTCAATCATCGTCTTCGGGCTCCTCGTCGTCGGGATCGGGAAGGGGCACCAGCACTTCGATTCCGTGGGCGAGCATTGTGATAAATCCGCCCAGAGTCTCGGGTATTGATGGTGTTTTGAAGGCGAATGTGGCGTGAGTGAGGCCGTCTTCCGCGTCGATTTCGATGTGGATGCAGCCGCCGTTAATGGTTTGGATTGCCATTAGCCGTGGTACGCAACTGCGATGTATGGGGTTACGTCGGGAGTACCAGAGTCGACTTGCGAGATGCGTAGTCTGACTTTGGCTGCGGGTTTGCCGTCGTAGAAGTAAACGTAGGCTCCAGCGGAGTTGATGGTTTTGGCGGTTTCGATAGTGAACCAGTTGCCGTTGAAGCTGCACTCGATGGCGAGTTTGAAGTTGGCAGCGCCGACGACGGTGGCGGCCATGCTGTAGCTGCCCGAGTGAGCAGGGATCTCGAACCAGTCGTCGAGGGCGGTGAGTTTGGCGCCGGTGTATTCGACGATGTTTGTGTGGCGGTCGATGGCGGTGATAGCTTTGGCGGCCATGATTACTTGCTCCGTTTTTTGGTGGGTTTAGCCGGTTTGGCGGTTTTGGCGGCTGCTTTGAAGGCAGCGTCGGTTGGGGCGCCTTTTGAGCCAGGCTTACGCATTTTTTCGTTGCTTCCGGCAGCGATGCGCTTGCGCTTGGCGTTGATGTTGGCGTAGAGGCCGGGTTTAGCCATTACTTGGTCCTCTTTTTGCGGGTTTGACCAGCCTCGGAGAGGGCGATGGCGATTGCCTGCTTGCGGCTGGTTACTTTTTTGCCCGAGCTGGACTTAAGGGTGCCAGCGCCGTACTCCTCCATTACCTTGGAGACCTTTTTCTGGGCTTTTGTGGGCTTTTTGGCCATGGCTCCAGGGGATTTGTCTCAGTCTACGGTGGTTAGTAGAGGCGGTAGTTGGTGCTGCCGAGCTTGGAGTAGTTGACGAGGTTGAATTGTTGGAGGCAGAGGTAGCCGAAGGCGTCGAAAGCGTGGTCGACGCCGAGATTTTTGTTGGGGAGGCCGGTATTTGGGGTGTAGGTCAGGGTGCGAAGGGATTTGATGAGTTCTTTGCAGCGGGGGTGGATGAGGGTGCGGCGTGTTCCAGCAGCGTCTAAAAGGGCGGTGTTGACGCACGTGACCTTGTCGCGGATTTTCCAGGGGGATTTTGGGCTGGAGACCGTGAAACCGCTGCGGCGGAGGATGTTGTGGTCGGTGAGTCCCACGCCGCTGGTTTTGCGGGCGCCGCCGGTGGGGTCTGGGCAGGCAATAATGCGGCGATCCACGCCGAAGCGGCGGGTGACCTCCTCGGCAAAGTCCCACGTGGTGGCGCCACCCGTCATCATGATTTCGTCGAAGACGTAGAGCGTGTCGTCTTTTTTGACCGCGCAGATGCCCGACATCGGGTCCACGTTGAAGTCCACCCCCAGCAAAAGGGGCAGGATTGGGATGTCGGCGGCCTCGGGGTTGATGTTGCTGTCTCCGAAGGAGACCGCCACTAGGCCGGAAAGATTCTCGAAGCTGGCTTCAAATTCTTGGCGGAAGGTGCGGGCGTCGAGTTGGCCTCGGGCGGCTTCGATTTCTTCCGGTGGGACGTTGTCGCCTTCGATTGTCGTGAATTGCCAGCGGCTCCAGTCGTTGTCGCCGCTTTCGGCGTATTGCCATAGTTCGTAGAACCAGCTGGCGGTGCCGTCGGGGGTGGAGATGAACAAAGCCCAGCCTTGTTTGTCCGCTAAAGCCGGGCGGATTACTTCGAACCAGACCTCGGCGTCCATGAAGGCGGCTTCGTCCAGCACCACGCCGGCCAAACTGCGGCCGCGCAACGCCATTGCGTTTTCGGTGCCCTTTAATTCGATCGTGCTGCCGTTTACCAGCTCAATCTTCAGGTCGGTTTCGTTCTTGCTCTTGATCCAGGCCTTTGGGACGAGCTTTTTCATCACCTTCCAGGCGATGTCCTTCGCCATTCGGTATGTAGGGGCCGCGTAAAAGAACGTTTCGCCCGGCCGCTCGATCGCCCCACGCAATAATTCGATACATGACAGGTAGCTTTTGCCGAAGCGGCGGCCGGCAACCAGCACACGGAAGCGTTTGCGGCTGCCAAACACCTCGCCTTGGGCCCAACGGAGCGTTAATGCTGGCGATTCGGGCATTTAGTGGCCATTTTTCTAGCGGGTACCCTGCAGTGTATTACAAGAATCGCAACACTACCCCCAGGTGTGTAACAGAAGAAGGAGATGGGAATGTACCAGTAGGTTCCCTGGGACCCGTTACGGCACCGCCCGGATCCCGAACCCGCCCCCTGGGGGTCAGTGGTACGGCCGTACTAGCCCGCGAGTGCTCGGCGGACGGTAGTACGGCTGCACTGCAGGTGATCAGCGATGCGCTGCTGCGTCCAGCCGTAGGACCGAAGCCGCCGTGCACGCTGGGGCCTGGACTCTGTGGCCCAGAGCAGGATCAGCAGGGGGAGCAGGAGCAGAGCGGTGATGGCCGCGAGGGTCGTTGTTGTCATGGCGTGGTGTGCCGAAGGACTCCCTAGTCTTGCACAGTAAGAAGCCGGACCCGTGGGAGTCCGGCCAGATGTTGATAAAACGTAACGTAGTGCCTTTGTACTACTCCGCCGGAACCGTGGCGCCGATGGCCAGGCCCCCAGCCGCGAGAGCGACGGCCAGGGGGAGGTTAGCGGTTGACGTGGCGAGTGCCAGCAAAACGAGAGCGGTGATGGTGCGCATGGCTTGGTTTGCCTGAACTACTCTCACACAATAGCGACGCCTGGGACTGCGTCGAGGTTGCAGCGTCCCAGCGTTCACACTCTGTAACACTCGCAGGGGATCAGGCCTGCCGCTTGTCCTCAACCGTGATCTGCAACGCCGGCGCCTGGGCCGCCAGGGTTTCCGGCGCAACCTCGCCGACCACCGCGCCAAGGTCTCGCATGAGTAACTGAGCTGATCCGATCTGGCCTTTACGGATAGCTGCGTCAATTGCTCTCATGCGCATAGCCTGAAGACGTGAAACTATACTCTCGCGATCTTTGCTCCAGTCGTCCTCGTTCCACTGTTTCACGGCGTCCCAGTCACGCCATGCTGTAACTTCGCCGATGCTTTCGCGATCAGCATGATCTAGCACCAGCTGCCGAACGGGTAGGCCCGTCAACTGCCGCTTATAAAGCCGCTTGCGCCGCTCTTCAATCACGGCATCTGGGTTCCGCTTGCCATAGGGTCGCGGTCTTTTCTCTACAGTCTCCGGAAGATCTTCCGGAACCACGCTGTTAGCTTCCGGCTGATCCGTCACAGTTACAGTCTCCAATCTTTGGTTCAATCTTAAGCGCCCAGCGAAAAGCCCGACCGTGTGGCCGGGCCCGTAAGGTTTGCAGTGTGCCAATCAGACCGACCGGAAGACCAGCCATTCACCGCCGCCTATGTCATGGAGCCGGTAACCGTCGCCAGTCTGTAGCTCACGCCATGCAGCGTCCCAGTCAATACAGTTAAGCGGCCAATGCTGCTGATCACTGACCATGCCGGAATCGTAGGCGGTCTGCTCTGCAAAATCAGCACCAGCCCTTTCCTCTGACCAGCCCTCGGCTCTGCCCTGGTAGGCGTCCTCGATGTTGTCAGGGTCCAAGCCGTCAGCTTCCAACCGCGCCACCAGCTCAGCCCAGCCTTCGGGATTGTCATCCCCGAAGCCGAGCACTTCCATAGCGTCGCACCATTCCGGCGTCAGCCAAAACCCGAAGCAAGCGCCATCCCCTTCAGACGCGCCAAAATAAAAGCCGGCGGGCGCCGCATCCTGCAGGCAAGCGGCCAGGCTCTCCAGGGCCCAGCCGGCCCGCTCAGCGTCCCAGTCAGACTCGCTGGAATCCTCGCCGACCAGCCGCTGCAGGTCTGGCAGCAGATCCGTAAGGTCTGCTCCGATCTGCTCTGCTGCGCCCCAGAACTTGACCAACAGATCTTCGGTCCTAAGGGTGTCGCAGCTGACGATCCAGGGAAAGGTCGCTAGCTGCTCTGGTGTGTACGTTGCCATGGTGGTTTGCCGTGGTGTGGCTTGTGTGCAATGGTAAGGCCTGAACCGGCCGGCCGTCAAACCAGAACCGGCGCCAGAGGATCGGTCGATCCATCAGGCCAGGGGTAGGGTTCCCGCCGCCATTCCTGCGAGGGATCCAGCAAGGGCAGCCCGGTCAGGTCTCGCAGATCGTAAAGGTCCAGCGCTTCCGCCACCTTTGAGATACGGATCCAGAACCCGCTGTTTTGCTCTTCTTCCCAGTACTGGTTAGACGCTTCCGCGCAAGTGTTGAAAAGGTCCAGCAGCTTAGGATCCAGCACGGCGTCGGGGATCAGGTCCAGCTGATCGTCAGCCCAGAACTTGGCAGTGCTCGGCCCATACTGGTTAGCCTCGACCACTGCTAACGGGGCGTATTGCGCCAGTGCATCCCGTACGGCATTCCGCCACTCTGAAGCAGCCCAGCTGTTCCAGGCTTCCGTCTGGCAGTCCAGCTCAAGGGCGGAGTGGTCCCCGTCGTCCAGTACGGGGTAACTCTCCAGGGACTCTATGGTTTCGACCATGTCATCCGTCAGGAACCTAAGGTCCAGGGCGGTCCCGTCGGCGTCACCGTCTGCCCGCTCCAGCTCACGGCTGAACTGCTCACGGAAGACACGGGCGTTGGAGCGGTAGTGTGACGGGGCGTCGTAACCACCGGGCCAGCTGCAATCAGCGTCAAGTTTTGCCGGGCTGAAAAGCAACCTGCAGTTGCGCCAGTGTTGTTGCTGGCATTCGATCAGTGCAGCTTCTGCCGTCCGAATGCCGAAACACGGCAGACGGTCCAGATCGTAGCCTCGTTGGTTCTGATCCCTGCGATCTAGGATCCAGGTTCCCTCGCAGCCGTCAAGGCGCTGCAGACGATCCAGCAGAACAGGATTCGGTTTTGTCATGGCGTGGTAGGCCTAACGACTCACACAGTATGGGCCCCAGCCCTGCCCACACTCTGCCTTTGTTGTGTAACTTTACAATCCGGCCGGCTGGGTTGCTTGTGCTGTTACTGTGCAAGGGTTCACCCTTACCGAGGGACCATGCGCAGCATGCTGACAACGTGCCAGGCACCTTTACATGTCAGTCTGGCGGCCGTCGAGCGGGTGCCAGGCGGCCACCCTGAGCCAATCGTTGAGTTCAGGCGGCCCGGCGGTTGGCTTCTGAGCTCCTACTACCTGTCGACGTTCCAGGGCATTACACAGGGTCTCAACCTTGACGGTGACGGGACCTATCTCAGCGCTGCCAGCGTCAAAGCGGGCCAGGCATGGTTGCGGGAGGTTCTGGCATGAGCGGCGGCGAATGGACCACACAACGGGAGCGTAAACAGCTGGCGGCAGATACCCGCGAGCTGCTGCGCGAGCAGATCCGCAACGAAAAGCGCCAGTTACGGGACCTGCGGTATTGCGCGGAGCGCTCGACCTTAACTGCCGCAGAATGGCGCGATCTGCTGACGCTCCACCAACAGCACGGAAAGGAAGGGATCCGCGAGCTTTGGGAGAGCCTGATCCCATACTGGGAGGCTTGCCAGACCGTCAACCGGGGCGAGGCTTGCCCCAGTGATCTCAAACCGGCAGGCCTGAAATTATCCGCACAAAATGCGCGCACAGAACCGCTGACACGTCCAAAGCCAGGGGCACCACGTAAAGCCCGGACCGATAAGGGCAAAGCTCGCCCCAGCTATAAGCCACGCTCCAGGCAAACCGCCTAAGTGATCACAGCCAACACCGCGGGGTTCCGGTTCGCCGGGATCCCGCTTTGCTGTGTCCCAGGTTGAGACTCGTGGGACACACCCCGAGACACCGTGGCCGGTCTGGCCGTCTACGCCCCAAGCACCAAGGCAACTACCGGAAATACCGGTGTTTAGGTGTTGGTGCTAGCCATGAATGGGTTTTAGCGCTTTACACAGTAAGCGGGGCTGCTAATGCTCCAGCCCAAGGGACATGTACCAGCCCTTTGAATGGCGGGGCGGCTTGAATGGCTTGCCGGGATGCAGTAGCCGGCCGATGAGTACCAGCCAAGGGGGCAGGTGCCGGTTTTGATGACGGGCGGGGTGGTCAGAAGTACCAGGCTAAGAATCACGAGGCTTCGAGCTTCTCGAAGTACTGTACTACTCTAGCCATGAATGATTCCTCTGCGTCGGCGAGCTCGCGAGCCGACATTGAATGGACATTGGGGGCACCACAGCGGCGGGCCAGGACGACGACTGCTCCAGTGGGCCGGAGGCCTGTGAGGTGTTTCAGGCCGAGGCTGTAGGCCCCGCACTGGTCGATGTATGAATGGCCCGGCGGGAGGCGTTCCAAGCCGTCTTCGTCGGTGGTGGTTTTGCGGCCCACGCTGGTCTTCCAGTCGGCTAGCACCAGCTCGTTGTTCTTCATGCCGATCAGGGCGTCGCAGGTTCCAGCGAAGCCGGCCGGGTGATGAATGGAAAACTCAGACGCGAAGATCTCGGTCGCGTTAGCGGCGATCCAGTCGGAGAGGCCACGGGCGTAGCCGGAGGCGCTCCAGCCAACCCTAGGGACGGTGGGGCGGACTTTGGTCAGGGCCCACTGGGTGATCTTGGGTGGGATGCGGGCCAGGCCTTGGGAGTCCCAGTGAATGGCGTTGCGCTTGTTGGCGGTGCTGCGTGCCAGCCGCTGGGCGGTTTTGAGGAGATATTCGGCCTGTGAATGGGCCATGTTGCCTCGGGTGGCGGCAACATTGCGCTGGGTGGTGGCCTCTTCGGGTCCCAGGCGGGCGATCCAGCGCTCCAGTCCGGTGGTGTCGCTGGTCTCTTTGAGGATATGGGTTACTGAGTGGTACACAGTGCCGTTTGCGTCTCGGTAGACGCGGAATGGGCCAGAGTTGTCTTGCTCCAGTCGCCATTTACGTAGGCCTGCCAGTACGTCTTGGGTATTGGAGGCCATGCAGATACTCTTTCCCATCTGGATTCTACTACCTAGTGTCAAGCTCGGCGTGGCAATAAGAAGCCCCGGTCTTACACAGCGCACGGGGAACGCTGAAGCCGGGGTAAGTGATAACTCCAGTGTTATCAGACAGCCTTGAAGGGGTTGGCTCCTGTCAAAAGCCTCGAAATGTCGAAGCCTTCGGACTTCGCTTCAAGCCAGGCGGCGTCGATGTGCTCTTGACTGCCTTTCTTGCGGGGGACAGGGCGGACCGTGTACTCCGTCGTAAGGCCCGAGCCCTTTTTGCTGATCGTGAAGTCCCAGGCAAGCAGGTCCTCGTAATCCTCCATCTGGGAGATCTGGTCGATTTCCTTCAGGATGGACTTCTGTGTGATCTGCAGGACTTGGACTTTGCCGGACTCGTAGTTGTAGACCGGGACCGCAATGAAGAACTTCAGGTCGACGGTGCCGGGGCCGCCACGGCCTTCGCGTGCTTCAAAGTCGCCCAGCTCCACCGTGACGTCCTCGGGGGTGGGTTCTTGCTCGAAGCGGAAGGGCTTGGATTGGCCGGCGCATTGGCCCCAGACTTCGTAGCCCTCCAGGGGCTCGTCCGAGAGCAGTGCAAAGCGGACTGAGCCGCCGTCAGGAAGTTTGGAAAGTTGCAGGTAGCCGCCGCCGCTGCCCGAGCTGTTGACGTTGGCTGAAGCAGTCTTGGAAAGAAATGCCATGGTGAATGGTCGGTTTGGGTGGTCGCCGGGTGGCAACTCTCATACAGTAGCACGGGGTTGCCTGGATGGCTACCATAGAAAAATGCCCCAAGGCTGCCGGCCTCGGGGCACACTCAAAACTTTCACTGTAGGAGTCTAACATCGTGTCGCATGAGACGCAAGAGCTTCTGGCATTTGTGCGCCAGTTGCCTGTCGGGTTGGCGTATGCGCCCATTTACCGGAAAGATGCGCTGCTCCAGTCCGGGAAGGTCAGCAAGGGCAAGACGCCGCTGGAACGGTCGCATCACGTCGTCATGGATCCGGCGGATGTCGCGTTGCAGATCGAGCGCAAGCCGGAAGTGTTCCAGGCGGTTGGTGTGTTCACTGGGGCGAGGAGCAACGGTCTCGTAATCCTTGATGTGGACAGGAATCTCGCCAGATTGAAGAGCAAGTGGTGCGATTCGCTCGACGGTGCTCCAGTCGTTACGTCCACCAAGGCCAATGCGGCGAAGTACCTGTTTCGCGTCCCAGAGGCTCTGTGGGGCGTTGTAAGGGGTTTTGGGTTGTCCGATACCGGGCAGGGCTATGAGGTCCTCTGGGGCCGTCAGGGACTCCTCTACGGGGCGTATCCGGGCTCCAGTGATGGGAAGGCTCCAGTTGGGCGGTACGGCTTTCAGGGCGATCTGGAGGCCATTCCGGAGGCTCCAGCGTGGCTGCTGGCTGAGATGCGTGATTCCGCCGGTAAAGAGCTACAAGACGGCGGGTTTATCAAAAACCGCAAGGCGCTTGATTTCTCAGATCGAGATCCGGCTGAGGTGGCTGAGATTATTCAGTCCGCGTTGCGGGTGATTCCAGGGCAGGGGGCCGGTAGTCGGGACCACTGGGTCAAGGTGGGTATGGCGATCCACTCGGAATTGCCTACGGACTTGGGCCTCACCTTGTGGGCGGCATGGTCGTCAGATGATCCTGAATACAGCGAAGAGTGGGCTAGCTCCAACCCCTGCGAGGAGGTTTGGAAGTCTTTCAAGAAAGGGCCGGTGACGCTTGGGTCGCTGTTCTGGATGGCTGATCAGCAGATGCCAGGGCGGCTGTGGCTGTCTGAGGATTTGCGCAGGGTTGTTGACAGTGCTGAGCAAGACCGCGTGCAGCGATTCCGTAGCACTGGTCTTTCGCACGAGGAAATAGTCAAACGGGCGACGGCGGCCATGGGGTTGCCCAATCCTTCGGAAGTGCAGCACAAGCTCCACGAAATTGCGCTGGAAGCTGGTTACAGGGAGGCCGCTGCGGTTGTGCGGCTTCTGATTGCGGATCAGGAATACAGGCGCGGATCACAGGGAGGAACTCTGCAGGAAATTTTTGCCACGGAGGACACGCCAATCGAATACCTGATTCCTGATCTACTGCCTAAGCCGGGGACAGTGCTGATCCACGGACGTGGAGGCTGCGGCAAAACTATGGCTGTCATGACGCTTGCCAAGCACATTGCACGCGGAATTCCGTTTTCTGTGCGAGGGGCTGATGTTCCAGTTGAACCGGGCAAGGTGCTTTGGCTGAATGGTGATCAAAACAGTCGGCGGATTCGGAAGCAGTTTGCCGATCTGGATTTCACAGCTGATGACCCTGTTGTGGTACAGAACAAGGTTTCGATGCTCTGGTATCCGTGGTTTATCCAGCAGATCGAAGAGCATCGGCCTTCCCTTGTTGTGTGGGACTCCGTTACGGCCTGTATGAGGGGCTGCGCTTACGACCAGAACAAGGCTGAATACGCCGAGCCCATTTACTGGTACAGCGCCGAGAACGGCGAGAGCTTCCCAGCAACCACGATCGTCTTCATCCACCACGCAGCCAAAACAGGCGACTTCAGGGGCACCTCGGCGCTCCAGGATGCCGTGGATGAGTCTTGGGGTATCCGTAGGCCGGAGAAGGCCGAACTGGAGCGTGTAGGGGCTTCTGCACGGCTCATAACCATCGGTAAGAGCCGGGAAGGGAACGAGGGCAAGCAGCTGATCCTGCGCCAGCAGGAAGACCTGACGTTCTCGCTCCAGGATCTGCCGGCTCTGGAAGGAGTCGATTCGGCCAGTCCTGCCTCGATCATCGACCGGGTGCTTCAGCGGCTGCGCACCAAAGGCGTGCCAATGACTCGGACTGAGTTGAACGCCGACCCTCTCCTCGGGGGCAGCGTCAGCGCAATCTCGAAGTCGCTCCAGCGCTTGGTCGACCGGGGGCTGGTCTCGGTTGAAGGAGAACGTTCCAGCAAGCGTTACTCAGCAGTACTCGCGCGCGTGGGGGGAGGAGGTATAGCTTGTCCCAAAGAAGAAGAATCCAGTGCTGGAGAGGGATCTCAGGAAATGGGTTGTCCCAGTTTGTCCCAGTTTGTCCCAAGTTGTCCCAAACCGGAGCTTCAGACGGGCTTTGGGACACCCAAAGGACAGGTTGGGACAAAACGGGACAAAATGGGACAACTCAAAACAGTAGATCCGTTGCAGGGCAGTGGATCTCAGAGTTTGGGACAACAGGACACGTCTATCTTCACGCGCGAGAGCCAACGCACTCCCGAGGAGATGGCGCAGCTGCTGCGAAGTGCTTCGGACAGCTGGACGTAGTACAACAGACACGCGGGTCATTCCCGTGTCTTGACGAGCGGGTGTACGCAAAACCCTGCCGTTACCGGAGAACTGCCCGTGCTACGAACGCCTAACTTTTTCTTGGGCCTCCTGCGGGTGGTCGCTTGGATCTTCTGGAGAGACCCCGTGGATGTCGCAGACAAGTCCAAGCGTGAGCCGAGGCCGCCTAGGCGGCCCACGCTCTGTTACACCGTCGGCAACGTGCCCGACGAGATCCACAGCATCGTGCGTACCAGCTGGTTTAGGAAGGGCAAGCCTGTCGAGGTTGATGAGATCCAGATCTTCGAGTGCGGCGACAGCACCCGGATCTTCCACTACGTCGTGGGGCAAGCCCTGCGCCAAGGGGCAGACGTCTCCGTGCTGACCACCTACCCGGCCCACATCCTCGGCGTACCCGAGGGTTAAGTTTTACAACTGACGGGATTGCCGGCACCGCTGGCTGTGTGTAACACTATGGGCAGGGGGCGAGAGCTTCCTGCCCTGTTTCTGTATTAGAGGACTATGGACACCCACACCAGCCTGCACACCAAGCTGGACAACAGCAAGCTCAGCGAGTACTACTTCGCAACCCGCTGGGCCATCACCAGCATCAAAGAACGCATCGCAAACACCGAGAAGTACGGTCTCAGCGCCAGTTACGACAGGCACCAGCTGGAACGCTTGGAAGACATGGAGCAATGGCTCAAGATGAGCTGGGACACGTGGATGGAGCAGTTGACCGGCCATCGTGTTGAGGAGGTGAGCCGTGGCTGATGTTCTCGCAGTGTTGGACCTTTCTTTTGGGGTGGATGGGACGTGCCATGTCGAGGCCCTGGTCGATGATGTGGTCGTGGTGCATCCGCCCACCATGGAAGAGCCGGCCGAATGGGGGCCTGCCGTGTGCCGAGGCTCCTTCTACTTTTGTGATGAAGACGTAATTCCAGCTACCGATGCAGGACTCCGGCGCATGTTCGAGGACCGAATCGAGAACTGGGAGGTGGTGGACCAGTCCGATCTCTACGACTTTGGCGAGGACGACGCGGAATGAGGAGGATTACGACGACTGGGGCTACGGCACGGAGCCGATACCGGGCGACTCGACGTGGGTCGCCCCACGCAACCTCTGTCAGCTTCATCGGCGAGTTTCTGACACTCTTGCCGCTGCTGACACTGTTACGCCTGACCGCCTAGCCGCCCTGGCGCTCTTCGAGATTCTCAGTGTCCCAGCTGAGACTCTTATTGCGATTCAACGGGCTTATGCCAAACAGGCTGATTGAGTACTACACTGCACAACGTTCAACCAACTCTCATGCTCACTCTTCTCTCTGACAAAGAAACCCACGATCTGCTGACCAATATCCAGGCAGCGTCTGACATCATTCAGAACCTGACGCGGATCGTCGGCTGCGCCCAGACCGTCACCCTCGAACTGGAGCAAAAAACTCCGGAAACCGTCAAAACCGTCAAGCAGCCCCAGTCTCAACCTAAGACTCGTGTGTCTCGCCGCAAGAAGCGGGAGATGCTGCGTGAGGCAGATGTGCGGGAGATCAAGCGCATCTTGATCGCCAAGGAGTTATCTGCAGTCAAGCTGGCTAAGCGGTACGGGGTGCATCCCACCACGATCAACTGCATCAAGTACGGCAAGACCTGGAAACATGTCGAGCCGGCTGTATCCAACGTTGTCACGCTCCATAGCTGATGATTTTGTGTGATTCGCAAATTGCGGCCCTGTGCAAACAGGGCCTTGTCGATCAGTACGACCCAGCACTGGTAAATCCCTGTTCGCTGGATGTACGACTGGGGCCGACGATCTTGTTTGAGACTCAGCTTGCGACTGAGTTCCAGCAGGTCAGCATCGGGGACACCAGTCAGGAGTCGCCGTACTTCATGGCGCCGGGTGAGTTTTTGCTTGCGGCAACACTGGAGCGCATCACGGTGCCTGATGACTGCGCGGTGCAGTTCATGCTCAAGTCTTCCCGTGCCAGGGAAGGGATTGAGCACAGCTTGGCCGGATTTGCAGACAGCGGATTTTCCGGGATCTTGACACTGGAGCTGAGCAACATCAGGCGGTTCCATCCGATTCCGATTTGGCATGGGATGCGCATTGGGCAGCTTGTAGTTCACCGCTTAGCAGGAGTACCGCAACTTACTTATGCAGCGCGTGGGCACTACCAAAACGACGGCACTGTTCAACAATCCAAGGGGTATTTTCAGTGAACGATCCAGTCAACCATCCCACGCATTACGCCAGTGGGATGCGTCAATTTGAGGTGATTGACAAAATTGAGGATGCTGTGCAGTTTGCGCCAGATCCCGTTTTGGGAGGTCTGCAGTGGCAGGTGCTTAAGTATGTTGAGCGCTGCTGGTGTAAAGATGATCCACGGCAGGATTTGATGAAGGCTCGCTGGTATCTGGAGCGCTTAATTGCAAAGTTGCCGGATGACGATGACTGACCTCTCCCCCGCCGCGCAACAAGTCTTCTGGGAGTTCAACCGTGTTGCCAGTGGAAAGCCAGATGACTGGCATTACCTGCCCGCAATTGCCGCCGCCCTGCGAGCTGCTGTAGATCAACTTGGTTACTCCAATGTGCCAGAAGAGTTTGCGGATCTAAGACCTTTTGTCGTTGATGCCGACGATCTCCTGGCCATCGCCGCCGAGCTGGAGGGCAATGCCTAGCCCGCGCATACCAACGCAGCGCGGTCGTAACTTCACGGTCAACATTCGCATGAGCCGCGAGGAGATCGAAGCTGCACGCAAACTTGGCGGCGGCAATATCAGCCAGGGCTTCCGTCATGCCATTCGCTATGCGACGGATCGTGACATGAAGCCCGTGACGCTTACAACGCTACTGCGTTCGGCTGCAGTGCTGGCCCAAGACCTGGAGGACACCTGCAAGCAGTTTCGGTCTGATGCAATGTCCAATGTACGCAACCGTGTTTCAACAAAAAATGCTTAGAAAACAAAAAGATCCGCGCTTTATGAACGGTGATCGTGTAGCCGAGAAACCCAAGAAACGCATGGTGCTGACTTACAGCGCCGAGACCAAGCAGCGGATCCAGCCATTCTTTACGCAGCGGTATGGCACCGTGATGGCCACCATTTACCGCACCAATGCGCGTGGCTCGCGGGTGCCTTACGTTGCTGTGTTATGGGATGGCTCCAAGACCCAGTCGTTTCACACGCAGAATCGGCTTTGCTTGGAGCGTGATCTGGCTGCCGAGGTTGCCGCGTACAACGCAGCAGGCGAGTAGTTATGCCCGCTGTGCATACACCTTGCCCGGAGTGCTCCAGCAAGATGAGCTACGTGCTAATGACCAACCAGGATCCGGATGGGCGGATTGTCCGTCGGCGGGTTTGCCGGGCCTGCGGGCACAAGTGGTACACGCTCCAGTGGGCGGAAGAGCTGATCTCGCCCTACCAGCTGCGGTGGGAAGGCAAAAAGCCCTACCTGCGAGTGTGAAGATTTACAACAGCCCGGCGGTGCAAAGCGGTTGTTGTGTAGTACAGTAAGTGAGTTGTCGCCCCACCTGAGGCCTCCATGTCTGACTTTTACAAGGTTTCCACGCTTGTCGCTGAGTTCAAAAGCAAGCTGGATGTCATCATCAAGCGGGATGGCTCCCGGCATCAGATGGATGCACACATCCCGATGGATGTGATGAACCTTCTTGAGGATGAACTCCAGCCGATTCTCAAAGATCTCATTGCCGCAATCGAATGGGAGCCTGGCGACGAAGATCTCTGCCCTGCTGAGCCGCCGATCACTATGGCCGAGATGCACCAGGCGGCTTGGGTACAGCATGTGCAAATGCACAGCTGAGACGGTTTTTGATGCAAATGCACGTTTGAGGCACTGAACAATGCGTTTTTTACAAGGGATCGAGCACCTTCGGTCGCTCGCTAATGCCACGACTGTGGCGTTTGACTGTGAAACGACTGGGCTCCAGCCGACATTCGGCGGGTTGCGGTTATTGCAGTTAGCCGCGCTGGATCGGGATCCGGTGGTCATTGACTGCTGGGAGCTGGAGGATCACCAGTGGGTGGACATCGAGGAGTTCTTTGCGCAGAAGCGTTACTGGCTGGCGCACAATGCGGTGTTCGACTTGGGTTGGCTGCAGGAGCACGAGATCTATCCCAATGGGGAGGTCTTGTGCACCATGCTGGCTAGCCGGATCCTTACCAATGGGCAGCCGAACGTAAAGCACGGTCTGCAGACTGTTGTAAAACGTTATCTCAAGGAGGAGATCTCTAAGGAAGAGCAGAAGAGTGACTGGTCGGGCGATTTGACCCAAGGACAGCTGGAATACGCGGCGAAGGACGTGCAGCTGTTGATCCAGATGGATGGGCCGATTAACCAGCGGATGGCAGAGGCGAATCTGCATCGGGCTTGGTTTTTGGAGTGTCGGGCGTTGCCGGCGATGGCGCAGCTTTGGCGAACCGGCCTGCCGTTTGATCGCAGCGGATTAGAAACGCTCCAGCGTGAGCTGACGCTTCAGCATCGGACGCGAGGTGAGGAGTTTCTGGTTGCTTTGGATCAGGCATTGCCGGAAGACAAGAAACTGCCGAGGTTTGCTGATGGGCGTCTAAACACCAACGCCAAGGCCACTGGAACAGCACGTGGTGGCGATCGGGTTGAGGCAGGTTTCAACCTGAACAGCCCCAAGCAGTTGCTGGATGTCTTTACTGCATTACTCGGTAATGCACCAGTGACGGCAGATGGGAAGCCCAGTGCCAGCAAGCTGGTGTTGCGCGAGTACGTGGCTGACCATCCTGTGGTTGCGGATTACCTGGCTTGGAAGCGGATTGAGAAGCGGCGCCAGATGGTCGAATCGCTCTTGAAGCACCTGGGTGCTAGTGGCTACATCAAGGCTAGTTACCTCCAGTTGGGGGCTGACACAGGGCGCATGAGTTGCATGAGTCCCAACCTGCAGCAAATTCCAAGAGATTCAAGGTTTAGGGAGTGCGTCAAGGCGCCAGATGGATGGAGACTGGTAGTGGCGGATTACGCGCAGATGGAGTTGAGGCTGGCGGCAGCCGAAGCTCAGGATGAGCTGATGATCCAAGCGTTCCAGGCTGGGACGGACTTGCACACACTGACAGCAATGCAGATTTATGGCGTTTCAGAAGATGAAGTCACAAAAGATCAGCGCCAAGTTAGTAAATCAGCCAACTTCGGATTGTTGTATGGAAGCGGTGCAAAAGGACTCAGAAACTATGCAGCTGGTATGGGCATACAAATGGATATTACTGAAGCGGAAAACGTGCGGAAAAAATTCCACGCTGCTTATAAAGGGATCAGCAAATGGCAGCGTGAAAATGCTGCAGCTGCTAATGCGGCTAAAGGAAATGCCGCGATCAAGATTCGTCACTCCGGGTTGCGGAGGCTTCTTTACGGCGATCACAATTCGCTCACGATTCGCTGCAACACTCCAATCCAAGGGGCTGGTGCGGCGGTGCTTAAGCGCACGCTCGGTAAGTTGTGGCCGCTGCTCCAGGCAGACGGGGAAGAAGTTGTGCGCCTAGCTGGCGTCGTGCACGACGAAATTATCTTGCTGGTGCGTGAAGAACATGCCGATATATGGGCGCATCAGTTGAAGGCAACGATGGAAGAGGCCGAAGCTGAGTGGTTGGATGATGTGCCGCCGCTTGCAGATGCCAATATCGGTATGACTTGGGCGGAGGCAAAATGAAGTACACACCTTGTAATTATGTGGCGTTGTTGCGGACGCCTGGTGGGCTGCTCCAGAAGGCCACGATCATGGCAGACAGCATGACCCATGCGCATCACACCATCCGGGAGTTGTGGCCGGGTTTGCGGATGGTCAGACTCACTAAGGAAGGTGACTGGTGACGTAGTGCCGAAAACTGGTCGGGAATTGGTGCTCCAGTGGCTCTATGACGAGATAAAGCGGGCAAAAACCGCTGATCTCCATAGGGCTGCTGCCTTTTTGGAATGGGCACGTGGTATCCGGGCTGGTTGTGCCAAGCAAAGGGGTGGGGCGCGGACGGCGCAGGCCAATGGCTGGCGCAAGTACGTGGACGCCCCAGTGCGTTGGTAGTGCTATTGTGTAGCAGAGTAGACGGTTTGCTATGCCCCTGCAGCACGGACGGAAGCTGTATTGCCAGTTGCTGGTCGACCAGCATCGGTATCAGCTGCTGGAGAGGTTGGCCGCAAAGGAAGGCAAGCGCACAACGGCGCTGATGCGGGAAATGGTGTACACCATGCTGGAGAAAGCTGTGTCGGTGTCGGACTACAAGGCGGCTGAAGCGGCGGATCGTGCAGCATGGGCAGACTCGGTAAAGCGGCGGGTAGAAGGGCGCCAGCGCTCCAAGCAAGAGACGCAAGTAGACGCATGAGACTTAGTTGTAAATCGTTGTAAGTCTGACTTGGGGTGGGGTCGGCGGTTAGGCTTGCACAGTAGTCTCGCGGGAGTTCCGTGACGCGCTTTGTTTTGAAGGTTGGGTCCCAGTTCGTTGCGGCGGTTTACTCGTCAAACGAGTGGATGGCTTTTACTCAGAATGCTGATGACGCTTGTTCTTGGGTTACTTACGAGCGGGCTATCAGTGCTGCTCGAATTGTTTGTCGGCGCTGCAATAGCGAGGTTTTTGTGCACACTGTTGAAGAGCCCGCCTACCCGAAAAGCTGGAGCGCCTGCCGTGCTTGAAGGTAAAAAGCTCGACTACTTCGAGTTGCAGATCTGGTTGCCAGGGCAGGGGCCGCTGCGGGATATGATCCGCGCAGAGTCTTTGAGGCAGGCGTTAGCCTTTGCTCGGAACCGCTACCCAGGTTGCTTGGTGGAAGTTCCAGAGACGCCAGCTAAACTCAGGCCGCTGTCCAAGTCGTACAACGGCGCCGAAAGCGAGCGCCTGCGCAAACTCAAGGCATTTAAAAATGAAAGAAACTGAACAGGCTGTGCTGGAAATTAAAGTGCAAGATGCACGCCAGCGGTTTTTGGACAAGTTGTTCTTTATGGATGGCCGGGATAATCCGGAGCATCCACTACATGCCACCTACACCGGGTTGTACGAGCAGTACGCTGAAAAGCTCCAGCACGATTAAGCGGAGTCGCGATCGAGGCCGCAAATTTCCGACAGGTTGTTAGCGGCTTCTTTTATCGCCCACCTGCATTTGGTGCGCTCCATGTGATACAGGGTGTTCAAAAGCAGTGCGGCCTCGAATAAGCCGTTCCAGTCCTTTTCGGTGTAACGCTGTCTGAGCCAGTGGTCGTGCTTCGCTTGGTCGAAGGCGTTTTCTGGTGTTTGCTCCAGTGGGTTCATGGTCACATCGGGCGGATTTTCAGGTACCAGCCGCTGTCGGGACCGTCAACGAGCCAGCGAGGAAGCCAGTTTTTTCGGGAGTATGCCACGCCGGCGCCTCCTTTGTTGCTTATATAGCCACCATTCACCAAATCGGCATCGCCATTTGGGTCGTTGTGCAGGAAGTGGGTCGGGGTGAAGCCGATCACCACGCTCCAGTGGCCTGAACCAGTGGGTTTGTTGACTGGGCCGCGATGGAGCCAGCCCACTGGGGTGGGGTAGCCCATGCGGATTTCGGCTTCCAGGTCGGAGGCGGTGCCTTCTTGCTCGAACGTGGCGCGGAGTCCCAGCTCTTTCAAAGCGGCGATTTGGGCGTGTACGTTTGTACTATCCCCGTATTTGCGGCGGATTAGGTTGTAGGCGTCGTCGTTGCCGATTTTTTTCCAGTACCGGGCAATCATTGCACAGCTGGAGCTGAAGCACTCGCGGTAACCTGTGCCGCTTTTGTTGTCGAGCTGGTATTCGTAGGGGACTTTGAGAATAGATTCGTTAGTTTTTACGGTTTTTTCTGCTTGGGTGTTAATTACCTTTACCAGCTTGTTTCCGTAATCGGGATCGGTAGCGTAGCCTTCTTTTTGTAGCCAGTGCGCGGCGTCTTCGATGCTGGTGGCGTTGTTGCAGCCTTTGTAGGTTTTGTAATCTTTATACCAGCGATCAACTAAATAGCAGACGGCGGTTTGGATGTCTGGGAATTGCAGGAATGAGTCGCGGATTGTGATCCACTGGCCGTTTATAAATTCTTGCGTGGTGCTGGTGGTGCCATCGCCTTTTAGGCCAAAAAAGTTGTTGCGGCCTGTTACAAGTTTGCCCCAGCTAGATTCGAGGGCCCATTGGGCGGCAACCAGTTCTGGGTATTTGGCGCCGGCAATCCGGCCGGCCATCACAATGCCGTCCCAGTTGTTTTCGATTGGTGGTTGCTTGCCGGACTGGCTCCAGGTTTTGAACCACGGTTGGGTGCGGTTGAGCAGCTTGGGGTCGGCTTTGTTGATCGCTTCCTCCAGCTCGGCTAAAGCCGCCATTTGGTGGGGAAGCGATCGGTAGAACCGAGCTAGGTCGAGTAGACGAATGGTGCTGGTCATTCGCGTTTCCAGGGCGCGTGGATCGAGATGGGTCCGCCGAGCTTCTGGGAGTCGCCAGTCTGCAGCTCGGTATCTATTGGGTGTTCAACGACGGTGGGCAATGGGATAGCCGGAGGCTGACTAGCGTGCCAGGCAGCCTCGGCGTGGTCGAGTTTGGCGGATAGTTCCGCGTCGAATTGCCGTTTGCGAATAGCGAATGGAGTCAGCGCTTTTTTGCTTTCAGCAGGTTCAGCACCTGGAACAGGAGTTGCACGATGCTGTTGCTCTTCAGCGGTGACAGCGCGATCAGTTCGCTGACGGCAGCCACGACGATCCAGAAGGCGGGGTGATTAAGGAAGTCCATGGAGATAGGACGTTTTGTGTAAGTCTAGCGCTAGGTATGCTAAGTAGCCCGTCTGTGCTGTTTTCCTCGCTACCGTTTAGCTAGTCGAAGCCCCAAGTGGACTACATCGACGAGCACCACGGCTTTGTGAGTAAACGCGAGGCCAAGGCACGGTTTCGTGAACAAATCCTTAAGGGCTGGGATTACAGATGTGCGTATTGCAGAGAACATCTGGGCAAGAATGGAACGCTTGATCACGTGCGTCCCAAGTCAAAAGGTGGTGAGACAAACTTAAGTAATTTGGTTGCGTGTTGTTTTTCTTGTAATACAAAAAAGTCCAGTAATGAGTGGAAAGAATGGTTTAGAGCGCAAGATTTTTGGGAGCCGCATCTAGAAGATGCGGTTAGCTGGTGGATCAGCTAGGTAGGTGGCTTTCTGGTAGCCAGCCCCAGTTTTGGGCGTACATGTAGGCTACATATTCGTCTTCGCAGTAACGGCACATGCTGTTACGGCAGACGCGGTAATAGGTGTTGCCCCAGTCGTTTTCGAGGCGGTCGATCGTAAAACCTTGTCCGATGTCACGGGAATCGACGACGCCGCTCACGAGTCTTCAGCAACGGGGACGCGCTTCAAGCATAGTTACTCGCTGCTCCACGCCATTAAGACGTGAAAAAGTTTCCTTGCGGTCTTCTTTGATGTCCGTATGCAGCACCTCTAACTGGGTGGCAATATGCTCTACGGCAGCGGTCAGTCTGATTACAGCTTCGCGTGCTTCATCGTTGCGACGGCTAAAGCCCATCGCGCCCATCGCGGCAACGGAGATCGACGCTCCAGCAATAGCAGCGATGACCTCGATCATGTAATCAGTTTAGCGACCCTGCCCGCGCAAAGGTTTCTTACCTCTGCGTCGGGGACGGCTACGTTGCCCATACCCTTGACGGGTAGTTTTTGGCGGACCGGGCTGGTGCTCGATCCGCGCTGTACCGGCCTTTGCCTTTACTGCCACGGCGTTCCGCTGGCCTTGCTGGGATGGTGCTGCTCGTCAAGCTGCGCCTGCAAAGCAGCCAAGATCTCGGTGACCTTCTCAGCACCAAAGGCATCCTGGACCCAGCCGATGACCAGTTCTTCGGTCAGGTCAGCAAATGGGATCAGCTTGTCCGGGCGCTCAAAGCCCAGTGACCCGTAGGCGCCGCTGCTGTAGGTGCCGTCTTCGGCGGTGACGGTGTAATGGGCGGTCATCACAAAACCGTCAGCGGTCTCGCGCTCCAGGTTGGCGATGTGCCAGGTAAAGGTGGTGGCCATGAGTTGATGGGTGATGGTAGGAGTTTAGGACGGGTGTCCAGGCACCTCCTAATTAGGAGAAAATTAGGAGGTTGCTAGTGAAGGTGACTACTCGGCGTCGGGCAGTTGCTCTATGGCGAGACGGAGATCTTCAATGGCAAATTGAGTTTCTTGGTTCGTGTCTGCTACATAGCTGACGTGATCGAGCTTCTTCAGTAAATGTTCCTTTAGGCTCGGTGGTTTTGGTCGTGTCAGAGCTGCCATAAAATTAGAAGCTACTTCGTCGTAAAAGTTGGTCATTTGGGTTAAGCGTAGAAGTGGGAATGACTACTGCTGCTACTTGTCAAATTCTGCGGGAGGAGATCAACCCCCCCCCCGGCCTAGCGAGCTAGGACTTAGAGCCGATGCAGCAACCAGACATTTTCAGTCCATGCATCGGCGACGGCTTGATTGTAGCCAACTCAGACACAGAGGAGAGTAGGACTACTAGCGCACAAGCCACTCTTCAACAGAGTCGCTGATGTCGCGCATCTTGATCCAGCGGCTGCCGGTCGGTTGACCTTTGCGAATGCGGAGCTTGCCCATTAGGCCGACGCAATCCCACTCTGGGCGCTCTTCGCGGTTGATGTACTCCTGATCGGGATCGTAGGAGGGGTTTAGCTTGCGGCGCTGTTGGATGACGGTATTGCCGTCTTCGTCTTCGACCTCGTAATCCTCTTGGATGTATGTGCCGAAGTCGTCGCGCAAGTACTTGCCGTTCCACTTGTTCCAGGCAGCGTCACCGACCACACTGGGGTTGCCAGAGATCACGCCGATGGGGTCTTCACCGTCCACAGCGGGGCGAATCTTTTCTCCGTCTAGTACGACGCTTACGCCACGGCGGTCGTCCTCGTCAGGGTTTCCGTCACTCCACTCAAAGTATTCAGCGTAGTCAGCGCCGCCGCCTGTCCATGATCCATCGCAGAGTCCGGTGCCATCACCGCGCAGGTTAAACTCAGTATCTGCATATGTAGTGCTTCCGTTGCCAGACGCAGCGTAGTAAAAGGCATAAGCGCTATTCGCAGATCGCAAACAGGTGGCTTGAACGACTGATGAAGCAAAACTATTGTTCCAAGCAATAAAGCCATTTGCCGTGTTGTTATCGTTTTGAAAATAATGGCCAGCCAGGTTTGTGCTTTCGTTATAGCTCCCAGATTGAGTTACTCTGTGAATCCCACCATTCGTAATCCGCATCCGCTCCGTCGGGCTGCTCGCTCCGTCGGCGGTAGTGGAGAACACTAAGCGCGACGGGTAGTCATTCCCTCCGGCGCCCCAGTCGCCATCAGCGGCACTAAAAATGGATGCTCCTATGTATCCATTTGAATCTGCAAAGTGAATTTCGCCAATCCCACTGCCACTGACTAAAGCACCGGGACCAGAGGAGCCTCTTTGAATGTGGACAACACCTTGTCCCGTAGGATCGGTTGTCGTGCGCCCCTGAACAACGAGTTTCACATTGGCAGTGCTTGAAGACGTGCCAACTAAAAGCCTAGAACTGGCATCCAGTCGCATGGCTTCATTGGCACCTACGGTAAAAGCAAGTGCCCGTGCTGTTGATGTCGAATCGACGCACTTAATTTCTATCTTATCGTTTTCTGTTGGAGTAACGACTAGTCGGGTTCCTGCTTCCGGTCCGATAATCGCGTCGCCGTTGACGGATAAAGTCGCGCCAACTGAAGTAGTGCCAATCCCTACTGACCCTGCGTCATTAATGTATAAGCGAGTTGTCAGGCCGGAACCACCATTTGTCTGCAGCGCCAGCGCACCTGAAGCATTGCCGGTGTTGGTATTCACCATCTGAACAGCGGCCTTACTCCTCGTCCCTGGAGTAGTGCCAAACGTCAGCGATGCGGTGGCATTCAGTACATTATCGCTTGTAAAGATCTGCTGATTAACGGTATTGCCAGCCGCTTCGATGTGAAAAAGCGCCCCAGGGCTACTAGTCCCCAGACCTACCCGGCCACTGGAGTCAACAAACAGCCGTCCAGTGCCACCCGTGCTGATGGCGACCTGATCGGTGCCAGGGCTGTAGATGCCGGTATCGGTGCCGCTGTCCTTGAAGTAGATGGATGGAGCGGAAGCGCTGCCATTCTCAAAGGCGATGGTACTCCACTCGCCGTCGAGTTGGTAAAGGGTGATCCAGGCATTATTGGCGCCGTTACGCATCTTCATGACGCCAGCCGTGGTATCGGCCCAGCGCATGTAGGCGTAGGTGGTGGTGGGCTCTGTCGTGCCGCTGTTTTGGCTGACGATTGCGGCGAGGCCGTTGTTCAGGTCAGAGCGGACGGCAGCACCAGTGCCGTTGGCGATGACGTAGTCGTGTTGTGCCACGAATCGGAAGCAGGCAATGTTTACACTTTAGACGCCCTTGCCAAATCCCACGGCACTCCATAGGAAATTGCGGCTAACCGCAGTGCCGGCGCTGTTTCTGAAGGTCACATCGAAGCCGGTGTTGCTGACGTTGGTGACGTTGAAGTAGTCGCCAGTAGCCAGGTTTTGGGCCACAATGCCGATGCTGGGCAGGTAAGCGTTAACGCCGCCGAGACTGGCTGTTCCAGTGAAAAACGCCTTGTCGAACGCGACCGATGCAGTCCCAGCGCCGCTGGTGACGGTGCCGACAGACTGCTCGCTACGCCGCTGGAAGGTGGCGTCGTAGCCCAGTTCGTCAACAAGGATGCTCTCAGCAGGATCGGAACTTGTCAGTTCGGCTTTGAACTGGAAGCCACGCCCCAAGAATGTGCCATTAACGAACTCCTGCCAGCCGGACCAAGTTGGAGTGCCAGCAGGATTGTCTGGTGTGCGGCGCAGGTATAGCTTGGCGTTGACCGCGTCGATCACGCCGCCGTCCCAGTCGGACCAATCATCGACAAGCCCACTGCGGCTGTCGATCAGGTCGCTTGGCAGGAAGCCACGGGTGACGAAATAGCGGCGTAGATCCAGCGAGAACACCGCGCCAAGGTCAAGGGTGCTGGTAAAGGCGTACTCACCAGAAACTTCAATGTCGCCGAAAAAGTCAAGCGTAGCGATCAGATCAAAGTCGACAATGTCATCAAATAGGCCGTCCGCATCCAGTGCCAGTGCATCAAGGTCTTCGCTGTAGAAGGTGTTGGTTTTTGCGCCTTGGAATGGCGGCACATCCTGATCTTCTCGGCGTTGTTGGATAATCAACGCCCCAACAGCATCAGGGAAATCGACGATGACGCTGGCTTCTTGAGGGCTTTGGCGGCCGCCGTCATCCTCGAACTTGACCAAGATTTCGCCTTCGACCAGCGGCACGATGGCTTCTGTCGAGGCGCCTGATTTGGCTGGAATTAGGTCGACACTGTTGCTCCAGGTGCCGCTTCCGTTGGTCAGGTTGGTGTGGCGAATGTGGACGCGGCCGCCAGTTTTGACGTCAAGGTCAACAGTCTGATCCCAGCGCAGGCGGGCACTGTTGGCGCTGATCGGCTCGATGGTCAGGTTCTGGACGTTGCCTGGAGGGGCGGTTTTGCCAACCAGCGTGAACTGTGCCGTTGAGGCAACGCTCAGTTTGTTGAGGCTGTTGACGCTGCGGATTTGTACGTACAACGTACCGGCACGCAGGCCAGTAAGCCGTGTTGAGGGCGAAGTCGTGTTGATCTGGATCCAGTTGTTGTTGTCGATCCGATATTCGACGCGGAAGCCCGCGACGCGCTGCACCGGACTGATCCAGCTCAATTCAACAGCAGTAAGGACACTCTGGCCATCTTCGTAAAGGTGCTCGACGGCGGTAATTGATCCGGGGGCGTCGGGGATGGCCGATAGATTGCTGATGTCGCGGAACTGGAGCGACAGGTCGCTTTCGATCGCGGCGTAGATGCTGCTGTTGTAGGTCAGCGCTGTGACGCTGAACGCACCAGCTTCGCCTTCGGTGACCGACAGAACACGGAACTGGTTGGATTGGATGTCGGTGGTTTGGATTAAAAAGACGCTTTCTGCGTTGGGTGCTTCGCTAAATGCGCTGCTAACAGTAAATACACTGCCGGCAATGCTGCTGATCGAGCGTGTCTCAACCAAGCCAGTTGGCAGCAACACGCTGATGGTTGGGGAGTTAGCTGTAGTTGTGGGAAGCCCGACCGTGGAATCGACTGTGATGGCTGTGGTAGTGGCGCTGCTGATGCGGCCTGAGCGACGGCTGCCTGACTTGACCGGGTCGGCAATGTCGATCACCATGCCAGGGCGCAAAATGATGCCCGACTCCAGTGAAACAGAGAAGCTGACGGTTTCGGTCAGGTTTTGCTCGGCCAGTAGGGCCCATTTGCCGAGGCGGTGTGCTTGGCCACGGCTGTAGCAGCCCATGGCCTTAATTTCTTTGTTGATTACCCCGTACTTAGATACAGCGTCCGAGTCTTCGACGTACTCGAACTGGACTTCGCCAAGGCTGTCGTAGGTCTGGTAAGCAACGGTGGCCGTGCTATGCCGTGCTTTTTGCGAGCTGCCCGAATAGCTGAAGTTGCCGTCGATAACGTTGCTGGGTCCCAGCAGATACTGCGAGGAGGCCGGTTTGTCCTGCAGAACCACCATCGAGCCGGCGCCGTAGTAAGCGATGCCTCGGAACAGCGAGACAAACTCTTGGATGACGTTGTAAATTTCGTCGCGATTGTTCAGCAGTAGGTGACACTGAAAACGTGGTTCTTGCCCGCCGAAGCCGTTGCTAACCAGTTCGTTGCAGTATTGGCTGATGGCGTAAAAGTCAAACTTGTCGAGCGTGGCAGCAGGAATAGCTGCTCCATAGCGGGTATTGGTGATCAGGTCCCATAGGCACCACGCGGGGTCAGCACACCACGTGGCGGCGCCGAAGGTGCCATCCCATACGCCGGTATAAGTGACGCGGCCGATATAGGTGGTGGTGTCGACAGTTGCGTTGGACGGCAGCTGCACCTTCGTGGCACGGATCAGATATTTTCGCGTCGGGATGCTGTCGAACTGGCGCGAGTCAAACCGCAGGAACGACAGTGCTGAGTTTGGGTATCTCAGTTTTTCGTCGAGGATTTCTGTATAGCTGAACCAGAAGGTGCGGTTTTGGCGACGGGCACTGCTTTCATCGGCAGACACACGCACCATGCGAATGTCGATAGGGAAACTACCGCTAAATGTCAGCAGATAATCGCGCTGATAGCTGTTGGTGGTTTTGCCGCTGATTGTGTCATCTACAACCGTGGTATAACCGCCGCCGTTGTATTGGACTTGCAGCTGGATGCGGACACTGTGGCCGATGATGTCACCATCGTCTTCAATAATCTGCAACGCTGGCAGTTGGATAGTCACCCGCACGCGATCCACGTCGGTGTCGGTGATCGTGCGAACGACGGGCGTTGCTTTTGTTACCTCAACATTGACGGTGTTCTCAGCCTCTGTGCCGCCGGTAGCGGCGATGTAGGTCTGGGCTTGCGTGCCAGTGCGGAAGTCAGTGGTATAGCCGCTGAAGTTGCTGCTGCCACCTGGCCCAACGATGGGCGTACCATCTAGATAGACGCTCTTTAAGCCGTCGTCGAGGCCTTGAATCTCGCCTTCGCATAGCAGATCGAGGACGCTGGCGTACTGGACTGACTGCAGCGAGTCATCAGCTTCAGTTGGGACGCTTTGTGATCCACCGCCGCCTTTGCCGCCACCGCCACCGCCGCCTGCACCTGCGATCGTCGCACCGAGGCCTGCGTTATGGACACGGATGTTGTCGGCAATAAAGGTGTGCTGGTCTTCGACCGTCAGGTTGTAAACAGTGCCGCGCTCCAGTTCGTCTTTGCGCAGGATTGGACGCAGGTGGCCGAGGCCGTCGACCAGACAGTCATCTGCGCCAAGCGTGTCGATGCAGACGAAGGCGTTGAACTGGTTCAGCACCCAGTGGTTGGGTGTCGCATCTAAGTACGTGCCGCCCCACAGGTGGTAGCGCTTGATTGGCTGGTCTTCGTGTATATGGACCTTGAGGATCTTCGCCGGGTGAATCTGGCCACGGTCGTCAAAACTCAGGACGATTTCGCCGGGCTCCAGTGAGTCGATCCGGCGTTGGCCACCTGGGACGCTGATAAGCGTGTAGTTCGGAAAACAGCCGCTACCACCGCCGCCACCACCTGCACCTTGGATTACGGGGTAAGTCATACGGTTTGATTAACGTCGAGGCCGCTGCTGATAACGGCCGAGCCAACAAAAAGACGCCCGTAGGCCACCGGAACAGGAAGTCCCTGTTTCGACGTATTTACAATTCCCGAAAAAGTGAAGCTCTCCAGGCGGGCTGCCTCGCGGCCACTGGTTAGAGCGCCCATATTTTGCTGCGGTGAGATCATCTGCGCGACGCCGCCAAGAAGCAGACTGGCGCCGAGGCCGCCAAGAGCGACTGAGACTGCACTTGCTGTAGCGCCTGAGATAAAGCCAGCCCCAAGACCAAGGAAACCAGCACCGGCGGGACCGGCAACAATCGCCAATGCGATCAGACCAATACCAGCCAGCACCTGCCCGAAGCCTTGACCGGCGCCGCAGATCACCGGCGTGATGCTAAAGACCTCGCGTTCGGACCAAGGCAGTACCAGTGCTTCGGGTGACTCTTGCGTGATCGCGTCGCGGCCGACCGTGACGCGGAAGCCGGTGCCTTCGGCTTCGCGGTCCATCAGCCACCTGTCAAGGCCTGGGAAATTGACGCACAACGCTTTCAGCGCTTGGGCTGGTGTATCAACCTCAAACTCGAACCGGCATCGTCCGCCAAGGAGCTTACGGAGGGTGCCGTAGACCTTAACGACTTTCATGCCGCAGGACCATGGCAGTGCTCTTTACATAGTAGCCGCCGTACACGTCTCGACTAGATAGCCGCCCCTGCACATGATGCAAAATCTGCTGGTCGCCAAGGTAAATGGCGCCGTGGTTGGGCAGGTCAGCGCCAAGCTGCATCAGGATCGCGTCGCCGTACTGCAGCTCTTCAAACGGCACGCGCCGAAAACCTTGGGACTTGTACCCATCGACGTACAAGTTCTCGCCGCGTTCCCAAAAGCGGTCCCGTCGTGGAAAATCAGCTAGTTCCAGTCCGAACTCGCGCTTGTACCAGTCGCGGCACAAGCTGTAGCAATCCACCACGCCAAAGACAAACTCACGCCCGACGTAAGGCAGCTCGAAGTCCTTTGGCTCGCAACCGCCCCACTGCTCGGTCTTTGGGTTGACGATGATCCAAGGCAGGCCGGTGGCGTTGCAGCTCAGTTGATCGGCGGCAGATGCGACCGGGCGGCTTGTTGGGTGGCTGTGTACCACGGCAACGATTTCGCCCAAATCTTCGGCGGCTGCGTAGTCGGCAGGATCCAGTACGAAGTGCTCGTCAGGTGTCTCGGCGATGTTTGCGCAGGCATAAAAACGTTTGCGGCCTTTGACCACATGGATCAAGCCACACATCTCTTTTGGATCGCACGCCTGCGCGTAGGCGAGGATTTCGGTCTGTAGCGTCGTGCCTAGTTTCATTCCGTCAAGCCCACGCCAGGGAAACTGCCGAAAGGCAGCGGTGACGTGGCGCCGAAACGCAATTTGCAGGACCCGAGCCGTTTGCCGCAGGCATCAGCAGCAAGGCTGCCTACTGGTTGATCGTTGGCGTTCCAGTAGTTGCTGCCGGTGTAGCCGCACTCGCTGGAGCGGTACTGCCATTGGCAGATGTTGGCGATCAGTTGTCGCTTGGGGATCATCATGCCGGCCATGTCCAGCTTGCTTGCCAGCTCCCACTGCACAATGTCGCGAGTTTCTGCAGACTTGCGATCCACGTACCAGATTTCGTCTGGGAATTTTGCGTGTGGATCAGCGCCGGATTCGCCGTCGAGGAATTTCTTCAGCGTGCGGATACGGGTGACCTTCGCACCGCCTAAGTCGTTGCCGGGTGTGACGGCGTTGGCCAGCAAAATTAAAGTGCTGATCTCGCCGCCAAGGTTAGCCACACTCAGTGTGGGCCTGGGCAGCGTACCGCTGCTGGCATAATCGAAGCCCTCGGCTTGAATTGGTAGGCGGACGTAAGAGTTGCCGTTCCACACGATGTTGCCGGTAACACTGGCGTTTACGCCGGCGTGGAAGTAATAGGTGTCGCTTGTGCCGTGCAGTGTTGCATCCAGCTTCAGCTGGAACAATTCGATGATGGCGTTAGGTGCCAGTACCGACAGTTCTTCGTAAACGCTGCTGATCGCTGCCCAAGTGACGGTGCCGTCGGCGATCGTGCTACCGATGTCGGTCGGCCACGTGGGTTGCGTTGATGCACTCGTTCCAGCGACCGTGCAGCGAAAAACAAGGCCACTGGCCTGGAGGGTGCTAGCTCGGACGATGTTGCCGACCGAGTAAGCAGTAGAGCTGGCCCAGGCGGAATAGGCCATCAGGGCTCAAACACTTGGGTGAACTTAGTCCGAATCACAGCCCGGAATGGCTGTTCGATGGATTTGCTCCACTCCGAACACAGCCACTTATAGGAGGTGTTGCTGTCCGGTGGGGTCCAGTCGAAGGATTCGGCGCCGCCTCGGGCTTCGAGGAAAGCCTCGATTACGTCGGCGTCGTCCTCAGTGACGTTAAATTCCAGCGTCCATTCTTTGGGGTCTTGGTTGAGACCAAAAACAAGGCGCTGGGAGTAGCCGTCGCCGAACTGGACGCGGCGGACAGCCGGCTGGCTTGTCTTGCTGGCGCCGTACTGCGGGTCATAGTTGGGGAAGGTGGCCATTAGCGAGTACCAGCGAGGAGGCCGCCGGGGCGTTGTTGTTTGACGATCTCGGCTTGGACGGCGGCGCTGATGGCGCCACCCAAGGCCTTGGCTTGGTTTTCGTTGCCCTGAACTTGGCTGCCATTTGCATCCACATTAACGACGACGCTCACGTCGCCACCCATGCCGCCAAGTTGGTTGTTCGGCACGATGCTGCCGCTGGAGCCAGGGACAAACAGTTCTGGGCCGCGTTCGCCTACGACATAGGGCGTAGATCCGCGAACAGGACCGCCAGCAGCCCTGAAACCGCCGAAAGCAAACGACTGATTAAAAGATGGCCCCCCTGCACCAAAAGCGCTGTTGAAATTACCAACTCCTTGCGGGAACAACAAACTGGAGCCCGGCAACAAGCTTTGTGCCAAGCCGATAATTTGCATCTCCAGCCATTTCGCAATCATGCGTGTTGCCATATCGGCAAAGTAGTCGGCCAAAGAACTGAAGAAATTTGATAGCGCGTCTTGGGCTGTCATGGCGCCCGTAATCATGCCTTTGAAGGAATTACCGAAAGCGTAGCCGATGCCTTCTGCTGCGGTGATTACTTGTGTAGATAATTTTGTTAGCTCCTGCAGCTCTAACCGTAACTCTTCGTAGCGAGTGCCGATAGCTCCGCCGGTAAGCCCTGGCATCAAATTTACATCTGTTCGGAATGTACCTGCGCCCCCCAGTCCTTGGCCAAAAGCGTTTTCACGTGCACGTCGTGCTGCATCAAGAACTTCGGCGGTTATTTGGTAACGCTCACGCAAAACCGCGTTAAGACGTTCTTCCTCGGTAATTTCAACTTTTTTGCGTTCGATGCCGAGTAATTGTTGGCGCAAAATAAACTCAGCTTGTTTAATCTTACCTGCATCAAAATCTTCGCGAAGTTTTGAAGCTTTCTCGTCAATGTTATAAAACTTTTCTTGTGTTTGGAGAAATGCAACGAGTTTTTCGTTGCCATCTGCACGCGCAAATGAGATGGCTTCTTGCAGTTCCAAGGACTTAGTTTCGATGCGTAGCTGTTCGCGTAACTGTTTTAGAGTTGCTGCAAGTTCTAGAGCTTCTTGCGCAGCTCTGTCCGCCGCAGACTTTCTACTCTTACTTCCGGCGGCTGACGCAGGCATCTGCGCAGGAGCCATTATTCGCTGAATACGCGAAGGCGTACCAGGCCTGGGAACACCTGCAGGCCAATTTTGGCCCATACCTTGATTAAGGTTTAAGGGTGTTGCAACTCCGGGTTTACGTCCTTTACCTGTTAAATTTGCCGTTAAAGATAAAATTGAATAGGCACTTCCTAGGCCAGGGATCATGCCAATAATCGCGTTAGCGATACTGCCAATCATGTTTGGAATGCCAGACAATGCATTTACAGCTTGAACACCCAGATTCACAAAAGCTCCGGATGTTTGAGCCAGTAACTCAAGTACAGGTTCTAGCGCTTGGAGAACTTGTGTAAATGCTCCGGAAACTCGATAGGCGAGGTTTTCGCCTGCTTTACCAGCAGACTCACCCTGGAAATTAAAGCTATCTACAAGTTTTTTCGTTAAGTTGTCTACGGCTAAACTTATTTCGTCAAACGCTTCTTTGTACGCATTACTGATTTTAGCGGGACCTTTACTGCTTTCGTTCGCGAGATTTACAAGTGTATCCAGTAAGTCTTGGACGGAAATTTTTCCATCTTTTGCCATTTGAAGCAAGGCATCACGGCTGACGTTGTACTTAGCCGCTAGCGCATCTTGGATAGGTATTCCTTGACTTGTAAGTTGATTTAAGGTCGCTTGTGTAACTTTTCCGGTTTGCAGTGCATTGGTAAATGCGTTTGTAACTTTATCTATTCTGCCGCCGTATGCTTCGGTAAGCGTGCTAGCAAGTTGGATGGCTGATGCTTGCTCTTCTAGCGCCAAGCCTACGCCTTGGATGCGGGACACTGATTCGGCAAACTTATCGAAATCTGCTCCAGCTTGTTTGAAAGCGATACCGAGAAGTTGTGTTTGTTGTGCACTAAATCCGATGTCAGCGGCAAGCTCTTTGACTTGGTTGGCTTGGCCCGCGATCTGTCCCAGCAAAGTACCGAGCAGGGAACCGGCAAAACCGCCGGCACCGCCGAAAGCACCGCCAACAATGCCGCCAAGTGCACCACCAGTAGCTGCCGCACCACCTTGCCCGAACAACAAGGGGAAAGCGCCACCAATTACAGCATTACTTACAATCCCGCCTACTCTGCCGCCTCCGAGGGTTGCGGCTGCGCCACCGCCTGCCCGTCTTGCTGCAGCGGGCGCTAGAGCCGGACCTTGTTGACCGAAGCCGGCATTACGCATAGAAGGCGGCAGCGCGGCACCTTGTTGACCAAAACCAGCGTTTATCGTTGCCTGTACTCTGCGTCTGTTAGCGACTTCTTGGGCAATAAGGTAATTTTGACGATCTCGGGCAGCATTAGCTAACCCCATCGCTGTTACGTATTCACGTATAGCTTTTACTTCTGCTTGTGTACCGGCAGTTACGTTGTCGATCGCACGTTTTGCGCGGACCAGTTGTGTTTCGTAGTTATCTAATGTTTGATTCAATCCGCCGCGTTTAGCGGCTATTCTGTTTAGGCTTTCAAAGGCTTGTGTACTTTGAGTAATTAAAGAACGTAAACGTTCAAGTTCACGTGTACCTCTTACGCCGATTTCGATTTCTGCTCTGTAAGCCACGGCGCCGTGCCACAGTCTGGTACTTCAGTTTACACAACAAAAAGCCGCCGGGACTAGCGGCGGCGTTTGGCTTTGTCCAGCTCCTTTTGTTGGTCCTCGTTCAGGATCTGGAAGTAGGCGCTCCAGCCAAGGAGTTCTTCGGCGGTCATTGTCGTGCGGACTTGCTCAAGGCTGAGTCCCAGTTCTTTTGCGACGCCGAACTGGAGCATGAGCCAGTTGTCCTGGCGGATCTCCTTGGCTAGTTCTTGGGGTCGATTGGCTCGGCGTCGTCCGTGATGATCGCCAGCATGAGCTTTTGCAGGTCGGCGTCTTTGACTTCGTTCTTCAGGACGTCGATTTCACCTGCGGCAAACAGCTTTTGGCCGCTTTCGTCGCAAGCCTTGGTGATCAGCAACTGCAGAGCGAAGGCCCCAGCATCGTCCGACTTGGCGTTTTTCTGGGCGCGTTCGCGTTCGGCCATGGTCAGCGGGCTGACCCACATCTCGAAAATGCTGCCATCGGACAACTCGACTTCTTTTTTCGTCGGCTCCAGGTTGGCAGCCTTGCGGAGGCGGTCGATTGCCCGAACGGGGATGGAGGCAGGCATAACACCGTGCTGCTGTTTTTCTACTGTAGCGGATTAAGCATGAAAAAGCCCCGCTGGTAAGGCGGGGCCTGCCACGATTCACCCGGAACTAGGTTATCAGGATTGGGAGAAGTCGAAGGTCGGGGTGCCAGCTGGGCGGAAGTTGACGGTCACCGATTGGGCGTCGTCGGGGTTGATGTTCAGGCTGGCCGAGGTCAGCACAGCGTTGAACGAAATCGAGCGGCTAAGGGTGTCGCTCAGGGTGCCGCCGCTGAAGACGCGGTCGGTGTACAGCTTGAAAGCTGCACCGTCTTGCTGGCGCTGCAGGACGTCTTGGATCATCCGGTTGGACAGGGCGGCGTCCTCGTTGGTCATGTAGACCGTCGCAGTGCCGCTGCCATCGCCGAAGCCGCTGATGTAGGTGCGGAAAGGCACGTATTGACCAGGGGTTTGGCCGATTGTGGTGACGTCGATCTCGGCGCGGCTGATCTCGAAGCTCCAGTCGCGGACTTGGCCGACAACGGCAAAATCGGCGTACTCGACTTGGAACTCGTTGGGGAAGACAGCAACGCCGTCGTCGGTGATGTCAACGGAAGCGCCACTGACGGTGGCTGAGACTTTCAGCACGCCAGTGCTAGCGGTGTAGGCGTTGACGTAGTAGGTCGTGCCCGCGACCAGGCCGCCGGGGACGGTGCCGGTGCCGGAGCCGCCAGTTTGGCTGTTGATGACGCTGAACTTGACGGGGTCGTTGACTTTGAAGTTCAGGAAGGTCTGAACGACGATTTCGTCGCTACCGGCAGTAACGTTGGCTTCACCGAAAGAGCCGGTGGTGCCAGCGGGCTTGTAGTAAAGGGCGCCGGACGTGCCGGACAGAACGGTGGTGGCCATAGGGGCGTACCAGATGGATATGCAGTGGGGCGGGACACTGCCCGGCTCTTACAAGAATAGCAACAGTCTTTAGCTCAGGACTGTTGCTACCCAACTTGTGTCGATGCGACCCACGAAATGTGGGGCGTCGTCAGTTGCAGAAAATGTCGGTCCGTTTATTTCGCCAAGGCGGAAGAAAACGCCGCTAGATGTTTTTGCAGCAGCATTAAGTGTCTCTAAGACGTTTACGGCGGTGGTGATTAGGGTTTGGTTGCGGGCGGGACCCCTACCTTTTTCCGTAAATACGCGGATAACAAGGGCGCCACGTGCGTTATCAACGCTAGTAGTAAGCGTGGGTTCGTTGGTAATGCCGAAAGTAACATTGACCCGGACGTATTCAGTGGTTGTGTTAGGTGGGACCGCCGTAATGTTGTCGAAGTAGACCGGGACCGCCGGCACCAACGCGCTAAAAGCGGTCATTAACGGGTTCTCGACGGCGGCGCGGATTCCTTGGTAGTTCATGCAAACCTCCGGCGAAGGGCAGAATCCATTTCTAACTGCACAGCTCGTCCTAAATTTGCACTTGCATAGGTTGCGAACCAGTCAAGGGGGGCCGTGCGGCTGGAGTTTGTACCTTCGGCGCCGCCGCCAGTTGCGCCACGAGCGCTAACGTTTTTACGGGGTGTGGTTACTTCCCATTTGCTGCGTCCCAGTGCAGTTTGTGGTTCGGCGGTTTTGCGGCGGGCATAGTATTGACGGTCATGTTCGACGGCGTCGATTGCTTCGAGTGCGTGGGGCGCGAAGTTTGTGATGCGAAAGACGACACTGTCCTTAAGCAAGAAGCTCTTGGTGACTTCACGGCCTGTCAGTGTTGGAGCAACCAAGTTTTTTGGCTCGCCTGGAGTGCCGGGGCCGCGAACAGTTGTAGATGGGGTGGCGATTTGCCAAGAGTTGGAGAACTCGCCGCTCCAGCTGGGGCCTGCTTTTTGAAGTTCGCGCACGACACGCTCGGAGGCGGCGCGGGGGCCGTTGTAAACCGTAGTAGCGGCAACGCGGTCCAGCTCTTTTAGGAGTTTGCCGAAATCGTTGCGTGCCATTATTGGGGCCTCGCGATGAGAGTGTGCATCACCGGGCTGTCGCCTCGGTAGCTGGTGATGGCGATGATCTTGGCCTCGCGGGTAACGCTGTCTTGGGTGTATTGGATGCGGTCGGCCTCAGTGGGATAGTAAGACCCAAGCTCTGCCGCTCCAATGATCACCTTAAGATCGGTGGTTTGGTACAGGCCCTCGGATTCGCGTGGATTGATGCGCGTGATCACAGCCTTGACCGAAACATTAGTGTCTGTGCCGGTGATGGCGCCAGTGGTTGGGTTGTAGGTGCGAGGTGTGACGGTTTTGATGTACGTGATGGTCTGGCCCCAGTCGCCGAGGATTGAGGCTGGGATAGAACCGAAGGTCGTGTCGATTAGGCCCATGTCAGCCTCGGAAGGCGCGGAGTTGGAAGCCGCCGGCGCCACCGATTGTGTAAGCGCCTAAGTATGCCTGCAGCCAGGGGTAGACGTCGAAGACATTGTTGATCACGCCGTTGGCTTGGCCTTCTTTGTACTGAACGCGCAGTTCGCCAAGTTCGACTTCTTTGTACAGCTGGTCCGGGTCGT